GCTCTGTTGCCGGTAGAAACGGAAATGAGCTTGCAGCCACAAGACGGGCAAGTGAAGAAATAGGGATGGTTAGTAGGTAAAGTAATCATGTGTTTACATACTCCTTTTGAAAATATTGGTAGTCTTATAAAATGAAAAAATCATGCACAGGCATCATTGGGGCCTGTGCGGGGTAATGATTTCCAGGGAACGATTGCTCCCTGCCGGTTAGATGTATTTGAGTTTTTGTCCGCAAACAGGGCATCGCTCATAATGTGGATTCTGGTAGTACCCATCGTTGCAGTCCCCGCCTAAGTCCGCATCGCAATGTGGGCAGAGGTTCGGAGACCAGCTTTTCGAGATGGGCTGCTTTGGAATTTGCAGCTCACAAGCCTCGATGGCTATACGCAAAGGTTTACTGCCTCGCTCCCCCATCAAGCCGCCATTCAGGAGCTTGGTGAGGTAGTTCACGGCATTTTGGTATTCAGTTTCGGTCGTCATTTGCTATTACCATCCTTTTCGAACAGCTCAGAAATTTTGTCAAGAATCACTTGAGATTCTGCTGCTGCCTGTTCGTTGTAATGCCTCCACTTGTCACGAAAATCCTCTAAGTCCTTGACAACGTCACGGCGGGAAACTCCATCGAGCAAGCGCACAGCCATATCAGAAAGATTTTCAGCCTTGAGAGCGTCGATGTCCGGGTTGTAGCAGAGCATGATAGCGTCAATGGATTTTGCAAGGTTCAAGCATTCCGTATAAAGTTGCTTCATTTCGCTTTCACTCTTGTCGAATTCACCGTCAAAGACATTCCCAATCACGTGAATGCAGCAGCAATCCTTGAGCATGACAACGTCCGTGGATTCGCAAACGCGAACCATAAAACGGGCCGACGATTCAGAATACTCGACTACACCCTTGCGGCGTGTTCGGGTCGCATCATTCTTCAGCCAGAAAGTGATGATGTCATCTTCAAAGATGAAATTGCCGAGAGAATCGTTGATGCCAGTATACTGGCCAATAGTGTCCGCATGTACAACGTACTTCTCAACCTTCGGGTTCTGCTGGTAGATTATCGCGTAATCATATCCCTTGTTTTGAGGAAAGACGCCGCCCGCGACCCAGATGCCTGGCAGTGGGATACCGGATATGGAGGTCCGTTCACCCTTGCGCCGCGTTTGGCCACGGAATAAAATTGTTCTAGTTGCCATAATAATACTTCCCTTCTACGCAAAAAGGCGGGCCTCCCGATTTCTCGGAAAGTCCGCCTCAGCGAAATTATGAATTTTTGTACGAACGCGAATGCCCTTTCGATTGCTGGTATCTATCGTACAATTTCTATGATATGCTGTTCGCAAGGCGCGTCAAGTTTCATTCGTCATCAATACCCATATAAAGATGGTAGGTGGCGTTTGCCGTCTGGCAAACCCAATGGCTGTAGAACGAGTTGCTCGGCTCAGACGTGACGATATCCTCATCCTCACGATAAATAGCCGCTTCGCACCAGGAAGGTCCATTGTGGCGTGGGATGCAGCGAACATCCATGTGCATACCATCGGCGAAGATAACGGATTCGAACTCAATCTCATCCTGCTCTTTGCCGTCATCGGTATACTGCTTGATTTCGTTCATTCGTTTCTGGCTGATGGTAAGGCACTTGACGAAAACCTTGCGGAAATTTGTGAGATTTTCGTATATCATGCACACTCGCATGATGGCGTTTGTCAAGGCATCGACAGAACCAGGGTCGTTGCAAATCGCAGTCTTGTCGAAACAGCCAATGCCGTGCCCTGTCCAGAATCCGCCTTCATACAGGTGAACAGAAGCCGCATAGCAAAGACAACCATCAGGTTTGCAAAGCTGAATTTCGAGTGTGCAGCCATCGTATGTTTCATCGATTTTGCGCTTGTACACATCGAAGCTGATGTTATCAGGCACTTCCCCGCTGCCGTCCCAATGATAGGGATTGCAGCGAATAAGAAAGAGTTCTGCGATTCCTTTTGCATAAATTTTCGTCATACCGACCTTTTGTTTGAACATAGGACTCATAATCCTTCTCCCTTCTCTTCGTTTAGCAGTTCGCGTGCATGGTCGAGAACTTCCTTTGCGACAGGCTTACCGCCTTCGTTCAGAGCGAGAAATACTTCCAGGACCTCCGCACGGGTCGCATTCTGGTCAAGTTCAGCAACACCAATGGGAGCATCCATGAACCAGTTTTTATCCAGAGCGGAAAGGTCGTTGTAAAATACGCCTTTGTACGGGAATCGGTTCTCGTAAAAAGCAAGCAGTGTCAACATACGCTGCTTGCCATCGACGATTTCGTAGTAGTTGCCATCGTCGTTTGTGCGATTAAAGGGCAACTGCTTGAAGACGAAACGACCAATTTCGCGTCCTGCGAAGATGCTGTCCAGCAGCTTTTCCCTGTCCTCATCATCCCAAACAGAACCGCGCTGATAATCGGGTTTGAAATCAACACCGAACAGGTAATGGAAGCTGAGTAGAGAGTACATGCTGCGATTTGAGTAGTGCAGACGGGATAGTGCAGAGTTGCGCTTGGCGAAATGCGTATCTTTGTCATCATCCAGCGGGCGAACGTTTGTCCAAGCCCAGCAGGAATAGTTATCGCTGTTTGCACCACTGCGGATAAGATACATGTACCCACCTTCCAGAGCCTCGTCAACAACGCAGTTTAGAAGGTGACCAACCTGTACTTTGTCGCCGACCGTGAAGCGATAAGAGGGTTTCCCTGCACGCTTGGCAGTCTCGCAGGCTCTTTCATACGAAAGACCTTCGAGCGCGGCTTGTTTCAGGTTTATTTTTGTGATTTCTTTTCTTGCACTTTTATTAGCCATTGCGATTCTCCTTAACCAATCCGATGGACTCCGAACAAAACAGCAGGAAGAAGCTGTTCATACGGGGTGTATTGGGCATAATCAAAAATTTGTGCCTCATCGCCGATGATGTATCCGCCAGGGCAGGATTCGCCGTCTTCATTGGAACCGCCGTTGTCATCAAGGCCACGGCTTTTGAGCTCGTTGAGGTAATCCTCACGCATAGCATCGTATGCTTCTTCCGGGGCAGAATATTGCTTTGGATTTACTTTTGTGTAAAGATGGCCCTCGTCATCGGTGAAAGTCTTTGTGATGATAAACATAATTTACACTCCTTTTTGTAGTACGCAAAAAAGCGGGCTTCCAGATATTGGAAGTCCGCCTTCAAGCGAAATGTGAATTGTACGAAAGGCAAAGCACCTTTTCGATTGCTGGTATCTATCGTACAATTCTAATTGTATGAGTCTCGCACGAATGTGCAATGGTCTTTAGCCAAGCATCGTCACATCACCATCAACGTACCAGATGTACTGCTTCCAGTTAGAAGCGGTCGCACCAGGGATGAGTTTCAGCGCAGAAGCTGGAGGCACGCGACTCGGCTCAAATGACATCTCGTAATGCTTTTCCAGGCCGTATTTCCGCAGAACGATACTCGGCATTACTCTGCCAAGCTCGTACCACTTGCGAGGCGGGATACGGCTGCAATGTTCGCGGTGAATTTCAGCGTATTCCTGCTGGAATTTGTGAATGGCCCGAAGCAGCTGACACATCGGGCAGGTATTAAGGATGCCAGGGTCCTTGTAGCGGTATACTACAAGACGATATTTATCGTGTTCCTTGGTAGTCAGAACGACACCAAAATAGTTTTTTGCCATGATATCCTCCTCGTTTTAGTAGTTAGTACCATACTCCAGGGCGTAATCCGGACGCTGATATTCGACGACCGGCTTTTCCCAAGAGCAGATGGGTTCAGTATTGGCGCTCGGAAAATGAGAGCTGATTCCGTTGGTGGCAAGCAAAGCTGCCGTGCAATCCGCAATCTGTGCAAGAAGCTCAGGATTCCATCCAAAGGTGTCATCTCCGGTCAGCTGCTTGCACAGGACTTGTGCCGCTCGAAGAATTTCAGTGTCTTTGGATTCCTGCTGAATAGGTTTCGGTGAAGCAATTGTGACATTTCGTGCAATGACGTTTTTGGGCAATGGCTCATCGCCCCATTTCCCTTCGTAAATCTCACGGGCATAGAAGCCGTCTTTATCGAACTCGTCAAGTCGAACCCAATGGTCGGCTTCCCAGGTTCTTTGAGCGATTCCGTCTGGGTTAATAGTAACCATCACACGTTCATCGTGTGCGTTGTTTCCCCAGTGAGCTTCAGAGTCATTGCCAAACTCCTGGATGAGAAGTTTCCTTGCAAGTTCACCATCGGTCAGCGCAGCCAGTTCTTTGATTCGTTTTGTGTTCATGCTTTTTACTCCTTTTCAAACAAAAAAAGCAGGCCCATCGTGAAGATGAGTCTGCCTAATGTGTCAGTTTGTGAATTGTACGAGCGCTAAAATGCGCAGATGTTATCTATCGTACATTCACAATTTTAACGGCATCGCAAGCAGCGTCAAGCTGTAGCAGCGGCGTCGGTCTTTGCTTTTTTGGCCTCCGTGTATGCTTCATAGGCTGCGTGGTATTCACTCAGCTTAATCTGCGTAGCGGTGTCCGGAGTCTTGGTGATGCAGGAAGAAAATTCAGAGGAGTAATACCCATAAACATTCCCCTGCTCATCATCCCAAAGCTCTGTGGTAATACGTCCTTCACCGTGAAAATCGGCCCACCAAAACTGATTGGCGAGGAACTTCTTGCCGTTTACGTTCTTGCAGACTTCATCTTCCCACAAGCAATTCATGGGCGAACGCTGCTTGAAGACAACAAACCCGTGAGGGTCACGGCGTTTCATAACCTGGGATTCGTATTTGGCGAGCAGTTCCGGTTTCAAATCAACAGTCAGTCGGTCATTCAAAACATACGAAAGCTTCTCATCAGGGAAATATTTGTCGAAGAACTGCTTTGCAATTTCAATGAAATGCGCTTTTTCCTCCTTTGTCGCGAAATAATTCTTGTAGAAAGTGGTGCCGGGATTTACCTTAAATGCCATTTCAACCATTGCTATTACTCCTTCTTCATCTGTACAGTCCAGCCGTTCACGTCGGAATAAACCGCATAGAGCAGTGTTGCGAAATTATAGCCTCCGTCATACAGCGTATAACGAAGGGAAATGTTCAGCGCAAGAGTCCGTTCCTTGACGACGCCATCGCAATCGAGATAGCTGAACGTCTTTGTCGGATTGGTAAACCATGATTCACGTTCTTCATTGAATTTATCTTCATCGTATTCCACGACTTGCTTGAAACACGAATCAAATGTGACGAGCTTGACTGACGAGAAGACATCAGCCATCATTCCGCACTTTTCAATCAGTTCATCAGGCCATTCGACCTTGATGATTGCTGCGCCGTTGTCTTTCAGCTCTTTGTGAGGGCTGAGCGAAACGTTATAGCGCTCACTGAGAAAGCCGAACAGCCAGGACCAATCGATAGTTTTCAGGAAACTGGCAGCTTCCTTGGCGTCCATGAAAATTTTGATTTCTTTACGTGCCATGATATATCTCCTCACTATATTATTCGGTGCCGAATTTAGCCCACGCTTCTTCGACACTCATGTGATAAGCAGCCTTGAACTGTTCTTCGAAACGAGCGTTGAACAGCTCCTGATGGCGAGGACTCATGATGATTTCGAGATTGAAGTCGGGGTCATCGGTGGAATTGTTGCAGTAGGAAATGTATGTACGAATGGTATCGTCCGGATGCCAGTCAATGTACATGTTAATCCAATCTGCATTTTCTTCTGAGTTCAAATCAAGGCCAAATGCTTTGTCTGCATCGAACCAGATAGGGACGTAGACGTTAATCCATCCGTCGTAGATGACTTCTTCATTGGCATCGAGCGTGAATCGTATCAGTTCAGCAAAGTCCTGTACGATAATAGTCTCCTGCGTGCAGAGACCATGAACCATTTCGTTGTGAGTCATAAAATATGCTCCTTGTTATTTTTTGAAGGTGTCAAAGAATCGAATCATCTCGCGGTTCACACCGACTGCAGATTCAGTCTCAGGATAGAGCGCTGCAAAAGCATGGACCGTTTCTCTCTTGGAAACAAAACCGTAGTCGTGGTGAACGCGCTCGTTTTCGAGGCATTTCTTAAACCCAAAAGTCTGTTTCTTGAGAAAGTCCTTTTTCCCGGTGCAGATATAGCACGGGGGGATGAGTTTGGAATAGGTTTCAGGCTTGATGAACTCAGCATAACTGTGATTCTTCCAGCCCTTAGACATATAGTAGTTCTGAAGCAAACCTACCTGGCCCTTGTAGATGTAATACATACCGCTCTGCAGGCCCATCGCGTTGATGACGAGCTTCTTGGCTGCCTCGGGTACGTTCTCTTCCAGTTCGTCCTCTACCGGCTGCATCTTGACAGGATAGCGGAGAATAGAGCTTGCCATGCAGGCAAGGAATGCGCCAGCGCTGTCGGCAACTACAAAGACCTGATTCAAGTCACCACCGAAGTCTTCAGCGCGTTCAGCTACAGTAGCAAACGCATTGATGACATCGGTGATTTGACCGAAAACATTGGTTTCAGGAACCAGACGGTAATCCGGAACAAAGGTGAGATACCCTTCTTTGGCAAACCAGGTTGCCAGGTTCCGGTTCTGTTCTTTTCGGCCAGCAATCAAGCCGCCGCCATGGATATCGATGATAATCGGATGCTTTTCGGCATCGTTATCCGGGCGATAAACGTCCATGAAAAGATTCTGCTTGCCGCAAATACCAATCTCAGTGGCAGTTATGCCTTCATGAGGCATAGCAGGCTGAGACTTGATGATTTCTTCTACATGGGTGCGTTCTTTCTTGGTGGCGGCATTGATGAAATTCATGATAAAAACTTCCTTTCAAATTGATAAAAATAATAGCGGCCGCCAATCTATAAAAAATGAGATTAGTGGCCGCTTGGGTGTTATTGGAATTCAAATGTGTATTGGGTTCCTCTTTCGGTTTTGACAAAAATTCTGCTTCCTGCAAAGCCAATAGCTTTTACTGTGCTGGTACGCAGAATGTCTTGTTGTTTTGGTGTTGTTGTTTTGAATACGAGTGGCTGCCCACTTGACAGCTCAAGAGTTCCGACCCGTCCAATGAGCGGAAGAACTCTTGCGTTGAGACTCGTGGTGCTGTGAAGCACACAACTGCTGTTAATCCGCATCATTGTCCTCCTGATATGAACTGGTCAGATATCCACATCCGGGTACTGATTCAACACATGATTGAACCTGTTATCCAGATGTTCATCGTTTTCGTCCCGTTCGGGATAATCAAACTTTCCTTCCTCTTCTGCTGCATCCCCCAAGCGTTCCATGAGTGCAATGACGCTTTCGAGCCAGGCGGAAGCCTTGCCAAACGTGTCATCCTCTTTTCTCTTGGCATAGAGCATGTCAGAGACTTCTTCGAGAGCCATTTTCTGCTGGTACAAAGTATTCCAGTTGATGTGCTCTACAGCGGAACGCAGGGGAGTTAAGTGTTCTGTTTCTGTTACAGTGTTCGTTACGGTCATCCTTTATTTCTCCTTGTAGTGTTTAGTTATGATAAACGTCAGCAAAGCACCGCAAAATTCCAACAAAAAAAGCAGACCTCCAAACGGATAGTCTGCTTCTCAGAATTGTGAAATTATAGCGTATGTGTGCTGTTATCTATCATACAATTTTTATTGTATGCGTTTCGCACGAATACGCAATAACTATTTTTTAGAATTAAGAATCGGAATTTTCCGAACTGTCGCTGTTATCATCGGAACTGGACTCAGCGTTTTCGTCCGCCATGGAATTGTCACCAGATTCAGCGTCGGTGTTTTCTTCCGCGCTTGTATCCTGTTCGACAGTCGAATCACTGTTGACTGATGCGTATGTACCAGTCAAGATGACGGGTGCTTCACCATAACCCAGATAACCGCTAATCAGGCTGCCGGAATTCTCAACCAGGTACTTGGTTTCCGTCATGTGCGGGAACAGATAGACATCTCGAATGGCAGTGCCTTTTACATCGGCGCTGTCAAAGGTATCATTGCATGCTGCGACAACACTATAGCCGTCATAGTTCCAAACCAGATAGAAGTTCTTGTCGCCAATTTCGACATCATAGTGCGCATCCCGGAAATCCTCGAAAGTACGGTACTGCTTGCTGGAATCGAAAGCGACAGAATCGTTGTTCGTCCAATAAAGCCCGGACGGATTGCCAAACAAGCCATACAGGAAGTTGAACTGCTCTTTCGGTTCTCCGTCAGTTGGATAGCCGTCGAATTTGTCCGGAGTGACAGACGAATAATAGAGGCCGTCAAGGAACGCATCGCCGATATTGATGCCATCATCATTGGCTGCACGACCGTCCAGCATCAAGGTCAGTGAACCGCCGTTATATCCAATCGGATAATAGTCGCAGCCATCTTCTTTGCTGGCAGTGTGAATTGAGAAATCGCTGATTTCCTTTTCCACGCCTTCGCCTGTAGATTCGGCATTGATTTCACCAATGACTGTATCGCCGTTTTCGAGTTCGTTCAGTTTCAGATATCCCTTTACAGGCAAATCTCGGACATCCTGTAATGCAACGTCCGTGATATCCAGCGTTTTGCCGGTATCAACACTTCGCAGCGAATAAAACTTGCCGCCGTCATCATAAGACAGAGGGCTCTGTCCCATCGGAATGCCGTCCGGCCAGGTAGTGTCAGGATTGTCCAGCGTGCCGGGCGTGAAATCCGGGAGATTCGATAACAAAGACCAGGCATTGATGGGTTCCGGGGTCGGTTCTGCTGTCGGTTCCGGCGTTGCTGTGACGGCAGCCTGTGCTGCTTCGGCACTTGCCGCTGCAGCCGCCTGGTCTTTCCGTTCCTGAACCACAGCTGTGGCGCAGCCGGAAAGTGTCACGGCGAGTGCCATGGCAGCTGCGGTGATATTGATAATCTTTTTACTCATACGCGTTTTGCCTCCTTATGTTTGCGGTTTTGCCTAATGCCGAGGAGTGAGAGACCCACCACGCCGATAAGCAAAGTGAGGAGTCCAAGTCCAAAAGCAAAGGCAATATATTGAATTACGTCGATGAGTTTAAGCCATTTTGCGACTGCAGCGCCTAAAACAATCAACAGGCCAAAGCAGCCGGTCAGATAAATGAGAAAGCCAAACTGTGCAGTTCTACTGAAAATCGATTCGAGTGTTTTCATGAGAAACTCCTTTCTACAAATTTCATGGTATGCAATTCGCAAGAACCTGCAATAGGAAAACAAAAAAAGCTGCCCAGCCGAAGCTGGACAGCTTGTGTGTTGTAGTATTTTAGCGTCTGTTGTCTCTCTCTTGTCTCCTGCGTTCGCGCTCCTCATACTCTTTTTTCTGATACTTGAGTCGTTCATTCAGCAGGAAGGAGTTTTCATCGCGAGTCATTTGCAGTTTTACCTCGTACCAGCAGCCGTAAAGAAAGGCTGCCAGAATGCAGAAGCCAACGATTTTGACTAAGAGGTTGAAAAGAACGTTCACAATAACCGGGAAAATATAGCCGATGGCTTTGGCGATAAGCAGGATGAGCCCACCGAAGACAACGATTTTTGCGATTGTCTGAACAACGGGCGGGAAATCGCCCAGGACTTTGGAAATGGTATCGTTAATTTTGGTGATGATATTAGTGTTTTTGCCACCGTTGTTATTATTTTCTGCCATGTCGGTTCCTCCTTTTTGTGCCAATTATAGCATATATCTGTACAAAACGCTATATCCCACATGAGGAATCTCGATGTTTGAGCAATGGCTCAACAAAAAAATGCCGCCACCCTTTCGGATGACGGCAAGTGCCTTTATTTCTTGACGGGAATATTCTGGTCGAGAACCACATCAAAGCTGTAGTGCGGCATCTTAGATGCATCACCACCAGCAGCTTCAAGGGTCATGTAGAAGTCCTCGTCGTTCATTGCCTGCACGAGAGTATTCATCTCATCGCAGGTATGCTTCAACATCGGACCACGCTTGTTGCAGTACATCACAGCCGAAATGGGCTGAATGCCCTGTGCAACCATGCCATCCCAATGAGTCCGCAGCTCGGTTACGGACTTCAAAGTAGCAATGCCGCTCATAAAGTCGTAAATCCGGCAGTGGGACTCATCGATGTGTTCCAGAACGTCGATACGAGTCCGGTTTGCGTACAGGGGAAACTTGAGTTCAACTTCATTCCCAGTGTCAGCAACCAGACGATTGGCAAATTCCTGCGCATACTTTTCGAGGGTAAACGGCTCACTATCGAAAGGCTTTACGTTCTCGGCAATGGCGTCGAAAATCGTACGCCATCCCTTGTCGCTCAAGTCGATATTGGACTTGTTGGCAAGGGTGTTCAGGAATCCGCGCGGCAGGCCAGTGATATCGATAGCCACAACGCCGGTAAAGGCGTTAAAGGACGGGTGACGAACCCTATCCCAGATGGTATCGAACTGAGCCGTAGAAATAACGCGGTCACCGAGCTGAATATCCAAGCCCTGAGTGGGCATGTTGCACTGGTAGAAACGCTTCAAATCGTAGCCGCCAGTAACCATACCCCGAGTTGCTTCGCTGTCAAGCAGGCCACATTCGACCTTGACAGGAATTTCATATCCCTCGTACTCCACAACAAAACGCTTATCCTGCCGCTTCTCCTTGTACGGCTGGAAAATAGGCTTGACGAGCACATCGCGGGTTTTGCCGTCAAACATACGATAATCGGGAATCAGGATACGGGCGGGAGCAACGCCGGTAGCATCAGGTGCCAGGTAGTTGCGGTACATGACACCAAAGTGCTCAGCCAGGCAGGTACGCAGTACATTCAGGCTGGTGACCCTGCTCTCAGCGCAGCTGCCGTTCTTGGTCAGCATGGTGCTGGCGGTGGCCTTATCCATCTCCACATAAATGATAGTGGACGGTGCGCCAAGAGCCTTGAACTGCTCACGCATAACGATATCTTTCATAGGAATCTCTTCCTGCTCAGACATCGTCATGGTCGTGGCGAATGGGCCGTCAACGCGATGATAGATGCTCTCGCCAGGCTCCTTGGAAGCGATGAACCAGGGATACTTGTTGCGGGTAGCAACAAGGATGAAGTTGTTCAAGCCAACGCCGTGGATGCACAGCGGGCCTTCATTGGTATGGTCGTTACCGAACTGCAGGCATTCCGGCAGCTTCTCCTTGGACATTCCTTTACCCCAGTCGGCAATAACCATACCAATTAGGTTTTTGTCATGTCCTTTAACGATAGCGACCAGCATGCTGATGAGGCCGATAGCGTTGGAAAAGCCGTTGTCAATCGTTTCATCTGCAGCAGCGCACATGGGTAAGTTCTGGCGAGATACTGCATCAAAGTACTTATCAGTGAGGCCAACATTGAACTTAACGTTATTCTTCTTAGCCATAATATAACCCCGTAACGTGGGGCTGCCGTGCTGCTCTCGAATTTATCTCCACAGCAATGTGAGCCCCATATATGGGGATGTAATTATTCTTTTTTGTTGTCTGTTTTGCATGAGCTATCGGCAATGTCAGCAATTGCCTCTTTGATAGCCCCGAAAACATCAGTTGCTTTCAGAAAATCTTCTGCCAATCCTTTGACGTGGCTGTAGTTTTTGAAGACTTTCTTGACAAGAAATGCGCCAGCGATTGATACTACTGCCAAAAGCAGCAGAAATTTCGCGGCATCGGTCAGTTTCACTTGCTCCAGCAGGAGCGCGAGTATCACACCATCTTTGCTCAGCTAGGTCTCAATTAGACCGTGAACGAATGAACCATAGTCAGCTGTATATTGTTTGGCTTTGGCTTCGTGGTTGCTAACGATGGTGTCTACTCGCTAAATTATGTTTCGAATCATGGTAATGTCCTCCTTGAAGGTTTGTAATTGTTATACGGTATATATAAATACGCTCTTAACGCGGCGTTCGCGTGCAGGAACATTTATATAAACACATTGACGCTGTGTACGCGTGCTATGTTGATTAGCATAGCAATTCTATATAATCAGCCTTTCCCTCGGCTGTCAGAAGTCCACATTCCGTGGGATAAATCTATATAAAACGCAGAAAATCTGCGGGAATCCTCAAAAAGAAAAAGGACAGAAACCCAATATGGGCATCTGTCCTTCTTCCAGGAGGTATATGAACTATGGCAAATCAATGATATCTCTGTTACATTATCTATTCTATGGGTATCGCACGTGCCGTCAACCCAAAATACCAAGTTTTTACGAAAATAATATATACGGCACATCGTACAATTTAGAAGACCGGATATTTAGTTTCCTGAAATGGTGCAGGCAAAAGACACCGTGCCGCTCCAATCACCGGAAGTAAGATTAGCTTTTACCGTATAGTTTGAGGTGATACTAGCCAAGGCATCGTCACGTTTCCACGTTGTTTTGGGTGTTTCCACTATTATCGGGAAATCGCAAAAAATGTCAAAAAGAAAAAGCCGTCCACCAAACGGTGAACGGCTTTCGTGACAATTTATACTGCGGCGAGAACTTCTTTCAAAGTCATTTTGTCAATGCCTGCAAATTCTACAGCGGCAGCAGCCCAAAAGAAATCGCTGGCGCGGCATTCGTCGTATATCGGGTCAAATTCGTTACATTCGGTTTTGATGTCGAAAAATTCTTCACGGGAGAATCGTTCACACGGAATCCCTGCATTCCTCTGTACGAAATCTTTAATTCCATCGGTCATAATGGAGCAGCCAATCTCAAGGGTGTCGTCCGAGAGGCTATCCCCATATGTGTTATATGATAGACCATAGTGAGATACATAGGTTGCGCGGCTTGCACCAGTATATTCGCTCTCGAGAAATTCACTAACAGTCTGCTCCAAAGATACCTTTCCATCTTCGTACAATTCACCAGAATAATCATACGGGCAATCATTGCTGCGCCATTCATAATGAGTGGGAATGGGGTTCAGCATTGCTGCCAAACTCTCCAAAAGCTGCTCTCTAATTACATCCTTCTGAGCAAGAAAAAGCGAATTCACATATTCTGCGATTTCATCTTCATTCTGCTTGATATAGTCGATACATTGTTGCATGCTTTCGGTAACAGGAGCTTCATGTGATTTCATTATTGATACCTTCTTTCTATTATTTTAGTGTACGCGATTCGCACATATTAGCAAAAGCCGCCCACCCGGTAAAGGGCAAGCGGCAAGAGGTTAAGATTTGATGTAAAGCGACGTACCCTTGAACGGATTCAAGAGACCGGGCTTATATTTAGTGCGAACATACTCTGCAATTTCGGTATCCGGCATTGCGTTCAGAACGTCAAGCCAACATTCAGCATTGATGGCCATGAGACCACCCATGCTAAGTGCATTTTCACAGTGCTTGATGTCGGAGGCAAACTCGCCGTGAAAGTCACAGGACTCCGCAGCTTTTACGATGCGGTCGAAGTCATACATACCACAAGACCTCCTTACTGGCACATGGCCTTGAGGTCGTCCTCACTCAGAACGGGCACGCCCAGCGAATTTGCCTTATCCAGCTTGGAACCGGCAGCTTCACCGGCAACGAGATAGCTCGTCTTCTTGGAGACACTTCCGGAGACTTTGCCGCCATGCGCTTCGATATAAGTCTTGGCTTCATCGCGGCTCATGGAAGGCAGTGTACCGGTAATAACGAATGTCTTGCCAGCGAGCGGTGCAGACTCATCATTGGCACCTGCCGGAGTATGGTAGTCAAGATTGACACCGGCATCATGCAAGGTATTGACTTCCTGCTTGAACTCAGCGCTGGAAAGCATCGCATCGAGCGCAGCATAGATAGCGTCAGAGAAACCGGGAATGTTGCACTCCTTGATGGTATCTACATTGAGCGTGGACAGTGTCAGAAGGTTGCCGTTCGTAGCCTTGCATTGAGTAAATAGCGCACGAGCAACATGACCGCCGATGAGACGGTAGCCAAGGCCCTTGAGGACGCGGTCGGCATTCTGCTCCTTGGACTTTTCGATGGCAGCAAGAACCTTCTTGGCAATCTTCGCGCCATACATGTTGGTCAGTTCACCTTCCTCCTCATAGAGCCAGTACAGGTCAACGGGGTTCTCAATGAACCGGCTGTCAACCAAGTCCTGAATCATCTGAGGACCAAGTCCCTTGATGTCCATGCAGGGTTTCGAGGCAAAGTGAATGAAACGATTCACGGTCTTTGCAGGGCAGGTGTCGTTCGTGCAGTACAGGTCCACAGAACCATTGACGGGCGCGATAGGCGCACCGCAAACGGGGCAGACCTGCTTCGCCATGTCATAAGGCACAGCGTCTGTCGGGCGCTTTTCCAGCTCCACCATCGTGATTTTCGGGATGATGTCACCGGATTTGTGCAGGACAATCGTGTCACCGATACGGATATCCAAAGTCTTGATGAAGTTGGCGTTGTTGAGCGTTGCACGCTCCACACGAGTACCAGCAAGCTGGATAGGGTCAAAGACAGCAACAGGAGTGACGCGGCCGGTACGACCCGTCTGCAGCTGGATGTTGCGCAAGACAGTTCCCTTTTCCTCTGCGGGATACTTGTATGCAATAGCCCATTTCGGGGTTTTGGTGCGCTCGCCCATCTTCTGGCGAATGCTCAGTTCATCGACTTTGATGACTGCGCCGTCAATCGGGTAATCGATATCATAGCGTTTTTCCTCAATGTCGTGAATGGCTGCCAAGATGCTATCAATGTCATTGCAATGAGCGTAATAGGTGGTCTTAAAACCGCAGATGTCACGCAGATAGTTCAGCTGGTCACAATGATACGGGCTGAACTGTGCTGCATCACCATTGTTGACGCTCTGAACATTGAAAACGAACACCTGCAGATTGCGTTCCCGTGCAATAGACGGGTCAGCCTGACGCAGAGAGCCAGCAGCGCAGTTGCGGGGATTCGCAAAGAGCTTCTTCCCTGCTTCCGCCTGCTTTGCATTGGCTGCTTCAAAGTCCTTTTCCGACATATAGCACTCGCCACGGAGTTCGATTTTGCCGATACCCTTGGGCAGCTCGATGCTGCGAGGCAGGCAAGTGAGGGCTGCGACATTGGCGGTCACATCCTCACCGACATGGCCGTCACCGCGCGTCGAAGCCTGGGTCAGATAGGCAAGACCATCGTCAGAACGTTCGTAGACAAGAGACAAGCTCAGACCGTCGATTTTGCGCTCCACAGAGAAGGTCACATCGGAGTATTCAGCTTTCACCGAATCCACAAAGCTGCGGACCGCATCATCGGAAAACACATCAAGCAGAGAAAGCATCGGTACACGGTGTTCAACCGGAATACCGAGAACACGCTTGCCGCCAACAACCTGCGTAGGACTGTCAGCGGTCACGAACTCAGGATGTGCCGCTTCGATATCACGAATCTCGTGCATCACGGAATCGTATTCCTCATCTGTTACAACCGGAGCATCCTGCTCATAGTAGGCGGCACTCCATTCTTCGGCTTTGGTGCAGAGATTATTATAATGTTCCTTGATGGAAGAAATAGACATGTTGTTAGACATAACATTTTACCTCACATATGTATTGTTTTGTTTTTTGTGAACCTCCCCACCTAAGCCTTACGGCTATAGACGGGGCGTGCGCTCTTCATAGTTCATCAAAGGGTAATGGTTTGAGATTCCGTTGTGGCCTGGCTGACATCTTCAATACCATCCACGAAAACTGTTGTTCTGATAAGGATACGGAAAGGAACGCCCTTTTGCCAGGTGGTGTTTGCACGGAGTTCATCCACCAGGCCAATCAGTGCCTGCATCTTGAGCATTTCGATGGTATAGCGAGTCGGAATCATGGTTCGGGTCGTCTCGAGATAAAAATGCCGATTTTTCTCATTGTATCCGAGAGAATCGTTCGTAACATCCATTTTTGCAACAACGGTGTAATCGCTCTGCGGGACATCGTTGAACGGCGTGAGAGAATCATTGAGAATCTGCATGCGAGCGTCGAACTCTTTGATGATGCGAGCCTTCTCTTTCTCATAAATCTCGTCTGCCTGCCGAACCTGCTCCCGATAACACTTCACGCACTTTTCTTTCGTGTAGAAGATGTTGACGGAAGTACCAGAGTTGCAGCGATACCCGGTTTTATCCATGGGAGCAATGACGGTTGAAGAAATCTTACCCTTATTTACCGGCCGAAAATAGACCGGAGAATAATAGATGGTTTTGCTCGTTTCTTTTGCATCCGTAACAACAACGGGGGTAGGTTTGATGTTACGAATTGGCCCTTTGGTCGGCTCCGCATTTGCGCGATAATCGCAAATCCAAGCCATTTTGCCGATGACGTTTTCAAGACCTTCGGCGTAATCGTACATACCGAGGTCGTTTGTCTGGCGTGGAGGATAATTTTCTCCGGAGCCTTTAATCATCAGCTTGACGCCGTTTTCTGTGAGATATTCGTTTAATTTCATATTTTTTCCTTTCTGTGATTTGTGGTTGAGTTCAGCGGGCGTTTGTGAGTACGGCAACAACCAGCTCCTCGTAGTCTTCGATGGCACAGTAGATGTCAGCGAAACCATAGGCGTGGCCACGGTCGTAGGCTTTTTGCCAGAGGATGGTTGCAGCCTTTTTGGAAATGCTGCGTTTCGTTTCGGCTTTGATGTCTTCCTGAATTTGAAGTTCGATAGCTTCCGAGATGTGTTTGATTTCTGCATTCTGCGCCTTCTTCAGCCGAGAGCATTCCGCATCCCAGGCTTTCTGTCGGCGAACGACCTCTTCCCTGTTCCAGCGCACCGATTTCTCTTCGTCGATGATTTCACCGTCTTTCGGGCGTTTAGAGTTGGGCTTAGTAGGTCTCTTCCAAGCGGTTTCAAGTCGGTTGCCAAGAGCCGTCCATATACTACCCATTATAACACTCCTTTTTTCTTGTACGCAAAAAGGCGAACCTCCCGGTGTGGGAAGTCCGCCTTAAAGCGAAGTGTGAATTGTACGAGCACACAGTGTGCTTAGTAGATGGTATCTATCGTACAAGCTAAATTATACGGGTCTCGCACGAAAGCGCAAGATTATTCATCCATTGCTACAGTCACCAAACAGCAAATTATATGCTTTTTCGATTTCAGAATCAGACATGGCCTTCCCTTTTTCTTCAATGCTGTGCAGAATTAGAGTCTTGTCGCTCTCCTCATCCGGCACGAAGCCAAGAATCACATCCAGCTTGTTGCGATTCTCGTCCTGTGCAAGATACTCTTTGATTTCTGACCACTGCGCATCGCGCTGGTTCAGAGCGTCAACGTTCTGGACACAGAACGGGTTCTCATTTTGCGGCATAGAACCAGCAAGGTATTTAGTATCGTCGCAATACATCTTGATAAGCCGGACAATATAGTTCCGCTCTGCTTTGGTTCTTGCAGTCAGAATGTTGCTTGCGCTCTGGTACTTGTAGTTATCCCCAACAGCTTCCAACGACTCTGCAATCTGTCGAAAACTCAGCATTTCGTTTGTGGCCTTGTCATGCTGCGACACGGTGGAAGCATAGTATCCTTGTTCCGTTTCGTTTGCTTCTACCACGGCAGCGAGATTCGAGTCAATATGGATGAGCCGTTCACTGTTATCCCCTTGCGCACGAATTGTGTTGTTCACTTTCGCAATCCAACTGTCAGTTTCCGTAGCATCATCGCCCGCATAGAGGTAGGTTACAATATCCGGGTTAGTAGGGTTCGGAAGCTCCGCACAAGCCAAGGTCAGATTTCGCCCGTATTCTTTTGCCTGAAGGTACATGTTCGGATAATCGTCTTGTATTGTCTGAGCGATTGCCTCAACCTCGGCCTCGTCTTTTTCAATGACAAGGCCGACAGTGGCTACCTGCTCTTCAATGTTGAGCTGCTTCAAAATATCCTCAAGGTCGAATACAATAGCTTCCTTGTTGGTTGTATAGAATCGGATTTTCATAGATTTTCCTCCTGGCAACAATAAAAAAGGCAGGCCCTCGGTTGGAAGGTCTGCCAAAAAACAGTTTGAGAATTGCAAAAAGGTCATTGTGCGGCTTTGACAGCTACGTTTATCATTGTGTAGGCAATATCCAGGAGCCGAAACGCAAGAACTCCAAAAGATAATGCTACCAGCAAAAAGCAAAACACAAATTTTTGTTTGTTCTCACCTTGGAAATAGTACATTCCAAAGCAGGACGCGATGAGAACGCAGAGAAACACAACGACCCAAATAATATCAGCCATTGTCCTGATTTTGATTCTGCTGAGTCGGCGGGGTCTTGACTTCAGCAGGAGCATTCGGAGTCTGATACTGAACATTCTGGCTCGGCTCTTTGGGAGTTTCGGGGGCCTGGTACTGAACAGTACTGGGGTTGTTCTGCTGTTCGGCTTTCTTTTCCTCATATTTGGTCTTGAGCTGAGAATAGGAATAGCCATCCTGCGGGATACCGTGATACTCATAATGGCCGAAAGCAAGAATCATGTTGAACACCGGATTCAGAAGGCAAAGACCAATCGTGAAACCAATACCTTCACCGAACGCAACAGCTTTCTTGTAGTTGGTAATAGCACCGATGATGAGGGCAACAACCAGGAACAGATTGCCGAGCAGCGGGATGCCAGACAAAAGGCTCAGCAAGACCGGAATCAGAAACAACCAGCCGTTCCCCCAGTAAATGTTGAATTCGATGTAGTTGCTGTAGAACGGGACGATGGATGCCCAGCCAGGCTGCCCGGCCTTCTCAAAAATTTTCCAATTGGCGACGATTTTGAGCACAAAATACGCTACCACCAGAAGAATCACCGTATAGAGCATACCGCCCAAAAGATTCAATGCGCTGTAAGAATTGTACATTTTATATTCTCCTCTTCCGGCATATGAAGCCGGTTTATTCCTTCGTTTCGTTTTTTAGCTGCCGCTGCCGCTCTGCAAGTTCTTTGCCGCGTCTGACCAGTTCCGCATATTGCTCTTCGGTCAGCTTGCGAGGCGGCTTGATTTTGACCCATTTCTTGGGCATATCTGCCTCCATACACCAGTCCTCATCCCGCGTGATTTTAACAGCATCAGGGTACTCTTTGGCAAGCTCTTTTAGCTGTTCCATACGAGCTTTGTTGCAGGTGTAGTAGGATGCTTTCTTCTCCGCATCATTGAATGTGATGATGGTTTCGCGTTCCCAGGGTCCATCAGATGCCTGCGTGGCCACTTTTTTATCGGGCATGATTTTTCTCACCTCAATCGAATAAAATTGCCGACATAGCAGGGCCTTCGCAGATATACCCGCTCGCCTCGGCCCATTTCGGCGTCATGAGCTTGCCATTTGTTTTCACAAGCACCATCTTCCGAGCAGAGGTATTCAGGAATTCCGCCGGAGCCCAGTTATTTCGCACAACGACGATAGCATTGTCGTCCGCGTTCTCAAGCATATGCTTCAGCTCTTTTACCGTCACCGTGTCACCTCCCGTTCAACACATCATCCAGTGCCTGCAAGAAAACTCTGGATTCCTCATTGATTCCGCCGCGACACAGAACTTTCGCAATATCATCAAATCCTACCAAGTACATATTTTCTTCACCCATGTACCCTTGCGGCCAGGGAACCGCATAGTAGTTATGCGGAAAAGAACTTGTGTCATAGCCGACCACAATATATTTCTGGTCTGCAACATTTTTCACCGTCAGGATAGTCCCAAGCGGTAACGCGTCTTTCATGGAGTGAGTAGTTGCAGGCATGATTCTCTGAATTTTCAAAACAGCACCTCCCTAATTTTCATTTTATGAGACTCGCACATTTGCGCAAGGAAACTGAAAACAAAAAAAAGCGGCCGCTCCAAAAGGAACGACCGCAAAGATACGAGTCAGATATTATTCATGGGAATCAGCTTTCCTGAAATCAGAAAGTTGATTCTCAGTGGAACACTGCACGAAAGGAATTCCCGTGCGCGGGTTCGCAAAAACGTCTGTGGTAGCAAACGCATTGCCAAAACTCATGTCACAGAAGACGACATGAGAACTTTCGTCACCAGATGCACGGGGTGCAAAGCTGGTACATGCAAACCAATCCGATTCATCCTGCCCCTGTTCATCATAGAGATAAATGACAGGAGCCGGAATGTCGGACGTCGGCATAGCCAGTGAGCCAACCTGCATTTCATTGACGCAGAGGTCGATGGGCGGGTTCCCGTTCTGATAATCCAATTTGGGGTATGACTGAGCCCTGATGGTGGTGTCGCCATCATCTACCTCGATGCCAAGAGCAGCGATATCGAATGGAATACCGAGCTTTTTCTTGATTTCTTCCGGGGTGAAAGTTAGGAGCTTGCCGTGTTCGCCTTGGATGTAGAGTCTCATGGCTTACTTTTCCTCCTTTTTCTTGTCGGCGTTCAGAATCTTTTCCAGAACGTCGTTATAAAAATCGTCAAGGAACAGACCGGTTTTTTCATCCGCTTCCGGAGCAGTGAAAACACCGTCTCCTTCAGCTGAATCCTGTACAGCGTCGAAGACACCGATTGCGCCCCAAAGCTCATCGGCCAGATGGTCATAGCCGAGGTCCTTTACTTTTGCCGAGAGGTCAATCAGCAGCATTTTCTGCCGAAAGAACTTGTTCATATCCAAGCCAATGTAGGGCTTCGCTGCAACATTGTTTTTCTGAGACTTTACTTTGAAAATGCCCCAGTCAAAGTTGCTGTCTGCGCCGTACATATACCCGGACGCAAGGCAGAAACCGTCTGCTGCACTGTCCTCAACGTTGATACCGACTTCATAATCGCTGCCGGAATCTTCGTCAAGGTCAATCGCATAACCTGTTGCCTTTTCGTACTCTGCCTCAATGTCAGTTTTCATGGCTGCCAGTAGAGCGTTGAAATCGGTATTCTGGGAAAGCAAGTTCATGCTTTCGCCTTCCTGATTTTTGATAAGAATGAACATAGTATTTACCTCCTGATAATTAAATCATGCTATCAGACAATTTGTCGATAGTCGCTGTGATGGTTTCGTTTTCCATCTGAGCCATACGCTCAAACAGATGAGACCAGTCGATGGCATCATGGACACGCTTGACAAACGCATCATAGGTGCCACCGGCCTTCATCATTTCAATTTCAGACTCATAGCAGCCGGACTCCTCAAGCATGAACTTGATGTCGTCGGTTGGGTTGATTTGTATTGTTGCTTCGTACTCATTCATTTGGATTACGTCCTTTCTTTTATATTATACGCAAAAAGGCGAACCGCCCAAATGGGAAGTTCGCCTAAAGCGCATTGTTAAGTGTGCGAAGGGCAGGATGCCTTTTCAATATCTGTTATCTATCGTACAATTTATATCTTAACCCGTTCGCATAAATCCGCAACAAAAAACCGCCACCCAAATGGGCAGCGGTAATGAAAAATTAAATTTCAGCGCAGAACATCGCGAGCTTTTGCCACAGCAAATAGGTGCTGGTTTTCATGCGTACCTTTTCAGGAACGCCAGTGACGAGACACCATTTATGTGCAGCAGCTTTGATGCGGGGAATCTGCCGTTGTTCAGTTTCAGTGAACGTCTTGTTGTACATTCTACGGCGACGTCCGGAATTCCAAAAGGCTCCTTCCATCGTTTCGCAAATCAGAGCGTACGCCAAATGGTTTTGGGCTTCATCGTGGGTTAATTCAACCATCGTTTTCATGGCTGTCACCCTGCCTTTCTCTCATTGCGAGCCATATGCAGCGCATAATCAAGCGCGTCAGGGTCATCGGCCAAGAATTTCGTTTTCTGAAGTGTACCAAGCTTGGGATGTTTCAGAATCGTATAGTTGCCATTGTTCTGGACAAGGGAACCTTTATCATAGACAAGCTCGACCTTTTCGGCAGGTACTGCGTAACGGCGAATGCGGTCACATTCATCCGCATAGTTGATGGGAGTGATATAGCCAACTGGCTTTTGTCCTTCCATCCCTGTCACAGTGACCAGAAAAGCCTTAATGGTCCGGGCTTCTTCCTCTTCCTGCTCATCATAGTATTTGAACGTGATGAACATGGGAGTATCTTTCTTGTACGCATCTTCCTCAGGGCAGAGATACGTTCCACAAGAGCGGCAGAACCAGAGCATCGATACGGGCTTTCCAGTTTCCTGCGCTTCTTTTGCATAGCGCTTAAAAATCTTTATGTCCAGCTTGAAATCCTCGGTGTAATGCTCAACCGTGCTTTTCACGATGAGTTTCAGAAAATTACAGATGGAAATAGCGGTCATAGTCATATTGGAAGTCATAATAAAAATCTCCTTTTTTAGTCAGCCATGACCTTGGAAACATTCATGTCATAGCGGTTGAATTTAGAAATATAGTCAAAAATGGTATTTACTTGAGCTTTTGTTGCGGTTTTGGTCTCATCCATATCGAGGAATGTATTGCCCATCGAAGGATTACGAATGGCAATCCAACTGCGTTTATATAGGAAATCGAGACCCTTGCCGCTCCAGTCATACGCCATATTGAGAACTTCATGGTCAGAAAGACCAAACGCTTCTCGATTGCGCATGATGATGCGGCCAGCCAGGGCAGCGTGCTCGCCAAACTCGCAGGCATACCAGGTGCCATCGGGAGCAATCAGACCATATTCGGTCAGCTGATGCTGAATGGGTCTATCACTGATATAGCTGTTGTACAGTCGCTGACGGCGCTCAACGGATGTGCCTTTCATGTTTGCTTCAATCCAAGAGGCAAGCTTGGTCCAAAAATCGGTTTTGTAGAATTCCGGGTTGGATTCCTGCTCAGGAAGCGGTTCTCCATTGAATTCTGCAACAAGGTCTGGGTGGGTAAAAAGCCATGCACCGTTGTTGAATGCATCAGAATAACCCGTTTTCCCATAGAGGAAGCACTTGATACCGTCATAGCTGCAATCGATATAATGATGTTTTGCATTGGTGCAGAGCGTTTCATAGCTATCAGTCATAGCAAAGCGGTCAACATAATTGAGCGGATGTGCAATCATATCCTCACGAATTTGATTGACCAGCATCCTGTGTTGAAGCTCCTCAACCTTCTGCCCGAGGGAACGAACATGAACATTGTCATCGACAAGTTCAAACTCATTGACACCAACAAGTCTTTTCCGGCCTTCGATAATGTCCTGGCAAACATGCCTTTTTTCTTCCTCGTTGCCACCCATCATGCAGGAGAGCAGCAGCTCCTCACACTTTTTATACGGCTTGTCCATATTCCAGAACCAGTCACGTGCAATGGCGGTGAGGAACTCACCATCCATACTGAAATGTAGTTGTTCACCCATGTTGGGTAACCTCCCCAATTGTTATGTGTTGTTCTCGACAAAGTCTTCGCATTCCTCGCTGGTCAAAACCACGCCGAAATAGGCAACACGCTTGACGGTGGTTTCCCACACGCGAACGGTGCGTGCCATTGGCTGAACGACCCAGGAATGACAGCGCCAGAGCCCGTCTTCGGAAAGAGCATAGCCCGTTGCAATAAAGCACCGGTCTTTGTTTTTATACCAAAGCCGTGCAGAATTGTAATGGCATTGGCAATCCTGGCCTTTCCTCATATAGCTGCTGCCATAAAAGAACCGGCCGCGTTCAAGGATTTTTGGTGCATCTTCATCGAACATCGTCATGCAGACTTCATCCCCGCCAAATGTGAGGATTTTGTCATGCAGCTTCTTCATAGCATCGAGCGTTTGAGTATCGAAACCAGAAGAGGTGTTGTAAATCTGGCTTTTGGCAAGCCGCATTTTCCAATCCTCGTTCATTGGGTTCCAATGAATCGGCGCGGACATCTGGTCAGGGGTCGTAATAGGTTTCAGACTGTTCCAGCCTTTCGTGCTCATTCCAACCCCTCCTCACGAGAACGCAAGCAACTCAGAATCTTTGAGTGCAGTTGATAGCGATTATCGCCGCTTGGCACGGAGTTACCAAGGTTTTTGGATACGAGAAGTTCGTCGAACGCCTTCAAAATTTTAGAAGTAATGACCGGCTTTCTCTGCGCACTCATGTGACTCAGCCAGAACTCGACATCCTCAACGAGATGCCAATATTCCATGCCGTACAGCATCGCGCCGCTTTCATTGTCTTTCCGTTTCCGCTCCTCATCTGCATCATCGCAAACGATGCAAATACCGTTTTCGTCGAGATAGTTCTCGAAGATATCGCAGATATCGGAGGCAACAGAACGGATATCGGAATTTGCCTTCACCTCAGGTTCATGCTGGACGGCTTCAACTTTGTACTCGATACTGTCGTGACGAAGTGACTCTTCGATACCATCAAAAACGATGTCCGCGTAGTCTTTATCATCCCGACACGCTTCGAAAATGTTTTTGACGGATTCGATTGCCTCTTTGGAATCGGAGCTTCCCTCAACAGAGAACTCCAAAGGAACCAAGGCAACAACTTTGTATTTATTCTTCATGGTTTTTTCTCCTTAATTTAACAGGATGCCGCAGTATTTGTTCAAGGCAAGTACGCTTGCAGCGAGAACAGCAACCTTCTCAAAGGTAATGCTCTCCGCAATTGCACAGACGCTCATAACAATGAGCAGAACAGCTGCCACAGCAGATACTATTACTATCTGATTCTTGATACCGGTTTTCATGAGCTTTTTCTCTTTCTGTTTATGTCCTTATCGGAGCATATCAATGATTTTTCCAACCAACTCATCATTGGTCACGAACTGATTACGTCCTTTTGCACCGAGCGATACAGAGGAGTAATCTTTCATACTGGCGGCATAGCGAACCAGGTTCTTGTCAGACAAGGGCTGATAGCAACTCTTTTCGGTGCTGACGTAAACGCACTTATTGTTGAGAACGTTCTGAATGTGGCCAGAGCAGCCAACACGCTTACCGTTGATGATGATGTTGTGTAGGTTATGGGTTAGCATAAGGTCTTTGCTTTCGGTTTCTTTTACCTTTAACTGGTTCAAGAGTTTTCGGGACAGATAAACGGTTGCTTTCATTGTGATTTCCTCCTAATTCAAATGAAGTATTTGTAAGCGGCAGTTAAGCGTTTGCGATACAGGTCTAACGTGGTCAGCCCTCCTGCATAGACTTTGCGGGAAGAGATTATCACGTTGGTTCCTGCTTCCATATGGGAGAAGAACATCGAAAGGCAATCTTCCAGGCTGTCGCTTGTAGTGAGAGTTTCGTACACCGGATATGAGTATTTGGCGGCTTTGCTGTATGTGCTATTGAGCTCATACACGAAGAACATCACCTGTCCCGTAACGGTGTTGGGGTCATAGCCATTGCCATAACACCAGTTGAAAAGGTCTGTCTTTCGGCTATAAGTCCATTGCAGGAGTCCATAGCCGCCATCCGAAGGGTTTTCGGCCGAGGCTTTAAGACCGCTTTCCATCGACATGCAGCCCATCACTGCGGCAGTACCGGCCTTTGAAAGGCCAGCGGACCGCAGAGCTGTGTAGATTTCAAGCTCATTGTCGTTGAGATTATCTGGAATTGTTTCGGGTTTCGGTTCAGCTTCTTCGATGGCTGCTTCTGCGGTCTCAATCCGTGGTTCCGGTTCTGCAGCATCGGAAGATTCGACCTCAGCAGTTGTAATTTCCTCCTGTGCTTCTTCGGAAGTTTCCGTTATCGGGAACGCTTTATCGAGCTCATTCACCGTTTCAATGGGAGTGGAAAAAGCGATAGGTTCGGTTTTGGGAGCTATGTTTTCCTCTGCGTGTGCAGGAACAGAAAGCATAAAACCCATGCAGGCGATGATGGTAAAAATACACATCACCGCGACGACAACCAGGACATGCTTGTTCCGAAAAATGCTGTTATTATTCTTTTCGACTTTCATTTTGTGACTCCTTTTTTGTGTCTTTTCCTTGTAGCGGAAGATTGTGATTTGAGATTTGTGGTTTGTTTTGAATTCCTCCTTTTTCTGTAAACAAAAAAAGGCAGGCCCATCATGAAGATGAGTCTGCCTTGAATGAGAACAGAATTATGAATTGTACGAGCACGCGGTGTGCAAAGTAGATGTTATCTGTCGTACAACTTTAATACTATGGAATTCGCAAGGATGTGCAAGAGCTTTTGATGTGCTTCTTTTTCAGGCTTCGTTAAGCCATTTCTGAGTGATATCCATGATTTGATTCTGAAATTCCGGGTCCGGCAAGGTTTTGCTGTCTGCCCAAATTGAGTTACGGACGATTGGGTAATCGTACACGACGCCGTCAACGATATAGGGCCAAAGAACAACTTCACCACCCACAAGCCAGAGCTTTTGGACTTTGACAGGCTTCTCATATCTTGTGAGCCAGCATTCACTGGTCACGACAGAATCCGCCACATATTTCTGTGTTTCTTCCTCAGTTAAGAGATTCGGGTCTTCGTCCTTGATGTTGTACATTCGGACAATGAACGGTAACGGCATGTCCTTGGAGTATTTTTTGTTCTGACGCAGCTCAGCGAGCAGGAATTTTGAGACAAAATGCGCAATGCCGATGCTGGTCAGGCAGTCGTCAAGGGTATGCCCAAGACAAATTCTTGGGATTACCTGGTCCTCCCCTTTCATCCGATTCGTTGGTATCTGCGGAACAACATCGTCCGGCAGGCATCCGGTGTCTGCCATGATATGATAAAGAATCATTGATGTTTCCTCCTGAAATAAAAAAAATAGCAGGCCCTCAAGAATCGAGAGTCTGCGTTGTTCGCACGATGAATCATTCATTCGAGTGTGTTTTTATCGTGTAGTTGATATTTTGTTTGGCTTGTACACGTAGCCAGCCCAAACAGACATCGTTCAGAACGTCTTGTTATCAGGAATCCGCAGATACATCCAGGACTGTGGTGCTCGCTTAACGCCGAGCTCTCGCAGCGACATATCCATAGATTGGACATCAGAAACGTTCCAGCAATAAAGAGTGCCGGACTTATTGCCGTATGCAATCAGCTCATTTGCGGTAAGGCAGCTGTCCTTCACGAATTGAGCGGTCTTTTCGGTCACTTCCGTGCCAATAGCATATGCCGGAAGCTCACGCAGGCAATCGAGTGTATTGATGCCACGGCAAACAAATGCGGCAGTCACTTTTCCAGCACCACCGTTAGCTTTGGTTTCGTAGCAAAATACTACAAAAGGATAGCTAATTTCCCACGGCATAGTTTTTCGGACCTCAATAGTCTTTTCTCCGCTCAGAATTTTTTCAAGCCATTGCTTCTTGATGCTGAGAAGAACGGCTTTATTCGAGTTGATTTCAAGGGTTTTATTGATGTTTGAATTAAGCATTGTTATGCTCCTTTCACACTTCGGGTATTTTTTATTTTTGGTGGGATTCCTTACTGACACAAGCCCACGACTTTAGTCGTGGGTTATTGACTTGTTTTTGGAGCGTCACCATTTATGGAACGGGTTCAAAAGTCCGGGACGGTATTCGTTATCGACATACATCTTGATGTCGTTATCGTCCAGGGCATCCAAAATGTTCATCCAGCATTCCGCTTCGACGTGCATCTCGCCGTCCATTTTCAAGGCCCTGTCGCACTGAACTAAGTCTGCGCGAAAAGAATTCACATAGAAGCAATCTTTTGCGGCAGCCGCGAACCTGGTAAAGCTGTTCTTGGTATTTGTGGTCATAGTATTCATCCTTTCTGAAATATTTTTGTTTCTAATCAATACATACAAAAAAGAAGCAGGCCCTCAAAAGAGAGTCTGCTTACTTGTGCATGACAGATTGTTAATTTAATGTTCAATTAGGAGGTAAGTGATGGTATCTGTTATGCAATTATTATTTTAGGCGGTTCGCACATTTGTGCAAGTGGCTTTTTAACTTCGTTTGTTTTTGGCATCGCGTTGGTCCAGCCCTTAGATTTGTGTTTTTCAGGGGCATCATCAATCATGGCAAGGATACCCGCGACTTCAGTCGTGGGAGGATTTGCCCATTCACTTCCTTTCGATTAAATAGTTTGTTGCAGGCTCTAATAGTCGCAGTTTTTTAAATGAAATGCTATTCGTAATGGTTGTACCATCGAATTTTCTTAAAGCGAAATATCCCGATGTCCTGCGTCCCGAAATAAAACATTCCTGCCCGTTATAGAGCACCTTATCCCAGAGGCGAAAGCCTTTAACGATATAGGGCGCTTGATTGGCTTTTCGAATTCCATAAAATTTGTGCGCAGGGTACACCGTCTATAGTCGCTTACGACTTAGGCGGTGAGGAATGCGTTGACTAAGAGTACATTTGAGGCACACTTAGTAAGTCCAAATACCCCGTGTCTCCTTTCTTTAGTTTTTTAAGCTACTTTAGTCCACGCAGAATGCATGAGGTTTGACGTTTTAACAATTTTCAGCTTTTTAAGGCTTGCGGATTTTTTACCACCTCTCGATGGAGTTTTGAATTCCACGTTTACAGAACCATTCTTTTTGGTATGAGTGCCATGGACAACAAGAATTTCTCCGTTGAGAGAAACTAAATCTCCGGGATTGAGGGCCACCTTTTTTCGGCGTAGAGCGCGGTGCCCTTTACAAATCCTCTTTCCACGGTACTTGTGCAGGTTTTCGGAATCCTTTTTATGGCTGCGGCTGATTCTACCGTTGAAGAGTTCTTTTCCGGTAGCTATTTCTCCTGTACGAATGTCAATGTACTGCGAGTCATAAAACTTTTCGAGAATGCGGTTATTGCGTTTCAGCTTTTCATAATGTTCAAACGCGCAGCGGTTAACTGGATGAAAGCTGCCCATTGCATACGCATCGTTGTTATGACTCTTTTCAAGATGAAGAGCAATCCGCTTTTCTTTGGTCATCGCACCATAAGTGAATGTGACGAACGGCTTTCCAAAAGCAGCGTTAAGTACATTAACGATTTGCCAGCGCACGGTGTTCATGAACGCCGCACCAGAAAGATTGGCGAACTTTATATCTTCACCAAATCCGTAGAGCTTGCCGCCTTTTTGATGGTTAGCTGGTGTATGGCACTTCTCGCATACTGTTATAAGCTCGCTGAGACTATTGCCATGGCGACCTTTCCAATAAAACATGTGATGCACGTGCAAAATTGCACCTTCATTAGCTTTGCGCCCACAAACCTGGCAAGTGTAGTTATCCCGATAGAATACCGCCTCCCGCAAAGTTGCCAACTTGTAGCGGGGACCTTTTTGATAATCTGCGCTTTCTGGTGTGGCTTTGCCTTCCTCGATTGCTTTTACAAGCATCGTATCGAAAGAACCAACCTCAACAATTGCATGCGTAATAGGCATTACTTCGCAATACATCTTGATGACATTGACGTTGAGTTCTTTCTTGTGTTCAAGAGAGGGCGCAAGCCAACCATCATCACGTTTGCGGTTATCGAAGCGCGGTTTACGGTAACGCAGTCTGTTTCTGCGTGTACGGCGATACTTGCGGCAATCATCGTGATGTTCCTTCTCATCTTGCAATGTATCATACTGGGCAGACACATATTCGTGAGATTCGCTTTTTACGCTGATGCCGATGTAGTTGTAGCCCACATCTTCGCAGATTTCGATGGGTTGTGTGTTTGTTTTGCTGTCATACAGCAGTTGGATAGTAAAGGGATGATGCTTAATGATTTTTGCTTTTCCGTCTTTCAAAAGATGGCGCACCTTGCCAAGACGGATGGTGGGCATTAAGCGTTCACCGTTGTTGCTAAGAACACAAACGCAAGTGCTCATGCAAGGTACTCCTTTCGTAAATAATGAATCGATAAGTCAGGGCTTGCGCCCCGTGGTCCACATCGCCAATGTTGTTGTACTGTTTTACCTTTCGGTATGATGTTTGCACGTCTCCTACCCTCAGAGATTTTTAACAAACATCCGCAGAGCTCACCACTTGTGGAGCATGAGTAAGGTGCCTATATTATTAGTACACAACGTAGTTTCCTGCCGCCGGAGCAGCAGACTTAGGCTAATCAACCGGGCTTACGGGTTGCCCCGCAAGCCCCGTCTATAACCGGCGAGCCGGTTTAGGCGGGGTTGTTGACAATGATACCTCACTGCCAATACAGTTTTATTGTTCCGTTAACAAAAAGAATCTGGCTGTACTCCTCGCCGTCAAGGACAATGCAGCGGTCCGCTCCTCGCTTGTGAGCTCCGGTACAATACACGGTTTTATTATCGATAGCCGGAATGGACGGTGCTTTTGCCAAAACCAACTGACCGCGCATGGCGCAGATGTCTAAGAAAGAAATGATGTGGTCGCCCACCCTGGAAGCCTCCAATCTAATTACAGTGCTCTAATTGGGAAAGAACCTTCAGCACGCGGCAGCGGCTCGTTTGTCACTTTCAGAACGGAGCTATCTCGTTTCTCTGTCGCATATCGAATGGTTTTAAGAATCTCGTATGCCAGTTTGCTGTTGTAGGCAAGTCCTGAATTTGAAATACCAAAGTTCCCATTCCAACCAAGCCTTATCTTTTTGAGCTGTGGAATCAGAAGGTCACGGGCTTCTAGGACCCCCACCCCATTCCAGCGTGCATCATGATACGCCTGGAAGTGCTGCTCATCGTTACCAGAAATATCGAGGGCTTCATAAATGACGCCAAATTGCCCCATCAAAATACGTGAGTATGTATCCAGTGCATCAGCAACTACTTTCCAGGAAGAGACATCTAAGCTAACACTGTATTTATATGGAGCGTCCTTTCCCGGCAGTTCTCGTGCATGATGCAGTATATCTTCCAGAATGTCGCTGCACTTGTTAGATAAACTTTTGACAGGTGCCGTTACGTTCACAGCTGTCAGAGCAGCGCAAGCACTTGCAATGTCTGCTTCGCTTGTTCCATAAGCCTCTCCAACCTCTTTGCAGATAGAGGAAAAATCGTTGCTATAAAACGTTATCATAACAGCAAGAGCGTGCAGAATGAAGAAGTACTGCTTGCTCGTGAAATCAATGTACATACGGCAAAAATCCTTTCACTTTTTACCCTTTCATTATACCGCGATTCGCAATTTCTCACAACGGAAAGCGTTAAATGGTAACAGTTTATACACATTCTTTTGCAATTGACATTCTCCCCCGCCTAAGCCCAACGGCTATAGACGGGGTACTCTGCCTTCAAATTTCATAGATGAATTAGTGGCAAATGAAGGCACTTTTGCTTCCTGGACAATTTTGTTGCTTTGCTGTATGATTAAAGTACGACAATTAGGGCAATACAAAAATCGATAACGGCGAGGTACTGATAAGATGGACGCGACAATGCAGACGGTTCTCCGGCTCCATGAGCAAGGTATACCTAGAAGAACCATTGCCAAACGTGCAGGCATTTCATTGCAGAAAGTGCGCAAAATACTGATTACGGCCGGGGCCTGGTCAGATGAAACATCAGAAAAAATCGGGAAGCTGCGTGCGAACGGTATGTCAGTTCCTGAAATTGCAGAAGAATTGGGTGTAAAAACCAATACTGTTTGGAGCTATTTGCCATACAGCAAAGGCATGTATAATCAAGAATATCCGACCATTAACGCCATTCGAGTCCGAAATTCGAAGCGAAAAGCAAAAGAAAAAGCCCTCACCTGCACGGATACCGCACAGAATGAGGGCAGTGGCGCTTGCTGAAGGATTCGAACCTTCGGACAGTCTCCCATCGTCGGTTTTCTGGACCGATTTCATCAACCACTCGAACAAGCAAGCAGATGGCGCAGAGGGTGAGATTCGAACTCACATGCCGCGATTTCCGCGACGGCAGCTTAGCAAGCTGCTGCCCTACCGTTAGGCGACCTCTGCATAATGCACCTTTTTGACATAACATAGGTGCTTGTATGACCCCTGGCAGACTCGAACTGCCGACTCCAGCTTGAGAGGCTGGCGACTTGGACAAACTTGTCGAAGGGGCCTTATGGTGTGTCGGACTGGATTCGAACCAGTGAACCGTAACGGAGCGGTTTTACAGACCGTTTGCTTTAACCTCTTGCATACCGACACATATGGTGCTCCCGACTGGAATCGAACCAGCGACACGCGGTTCTTCAGACCGCTGCTCTACCAACTGAGCTACAGAAGCATGGTGACCCGTGTGGGTTTCGAACCCACAATAACCTCCGCCGTGAAAGGGCGGCAACTCTACCAATTCGTCCAACGGGCCATATATAGCCGCAATCCTGCGGCGAGGGTTTATGCGATGACAAGGATGTCATCAATTTTCGTATCGAGCATTGCTGCTAATATCACAAGGTTATCGATGGTGGGAAGCGCTGTTCCGGCTTGCCATTTAGCAACCGCCTGCGGAGACACACCGAGCATGTCTGCCACATCCTTCACCTTTATGCCTGCTGCCTTTCGCAGGGCCTTGATATTGGCACCTGTCTGCTGGATATCAATAGTAGGAACGTTCATTTTTCTTGCTGCCTTTCTGTATTGCAGGCAACAAAAAAGCTGCCTGCCGAAATCTCGACAAGCAGCTATGACATGCAGTTATCGCTTAGAAGACGCACCGCATCTGTACATGGTCTGTTTTTGCCTGTCGAGGAGTATGAGAAATAAAACTGCGTTCAAAGGACATGAACTCAGAATATTCGTAACTATACTCATACGACATGACATTAACAGTGTTGCACAGCATTTTGGGGTATCTCCTTTCGTTTCGTTCTGATATTATTATACCATGTTTTTGCACATCTGCAATCAACTTGTGGTTTAGTTTTTTGGTCTGTATACTCTCCAAAACAAAAAGCCGCCTCTTATGTGAGGACGGCTTTTCTTATTGTGGCAGGGGTAACACGACTCGAACATGCAACAAGCGGTTTTGGAGACCGCTGCTCTACCACTTGAGCTACACCCCTATATAGATACTCCAGCTGGGAGTCGAACCCAGAGTAAAACGGGACTTAAAGCCGCCGCGTTTGCCAGTTTCGCCACTGGAGCATATGGCGGGTTGTGCAGGATTTGAACCTGCGGCCCACGGATTAACGGTCCGTTGCTCTACCAGCTGAGCTAACAACCCACATCTAATTCTTTATTGATTGTTGCAATCAATTCTCTTTTTGTATGTTCATGAAAGTCTGCACAGCCAGTTTCCAAATTAACAGCCTCCCACCATACACAACGGTCAGGTTCATGATATCCGCAATTTGATAGACGATAGCCACAATATTCATAAATACCTCGAGATATTTTTTTGATATTGTTCTTTTTCATCGTTCTGGAAATACTCCTCTCGTGTTTTTATCGAGAATTCAATAAATGGCAGTTGTTGTACTGCCTGACATGGTACTCCCCGAGGGATTCGAACCCTCAAAACGGTGCGGTTTGAGCGCACTGTGTCTGCCAATTTCACCAGAGGAGCTTATGGCGGGCGTAGCAGGATTTGAACCTGCGACAAACGGATTAACGGTCCGCCGCTCTGCCTACTGAGCTATACACCCACAAAAGTGGCAGATAATGCTCTGCCGGGCATGGTGCGCTCGCGGGAAATCGAATCCCGAACACCCCGATTAAAAGTCGGGTACTCTACCGATTGAGTTACGAGCACTTGTCGCGCATCTTCCGTGCCTTGCTTATGGGAACACAGCTTTGAGGAATCTCACTTCCGATGCGCATGAAAGTGAGCGTTGGCCGAGAATGGTCGAGTCGAACAACCGTTGTCAGGGTCAAAGCCTGATGCCTTACCGTTTGGCGAATCCTCGAATATACATTATGTATAATAGCATACACTTTAATAAGCCTGGCTGGAATTCACTCCAGCGGCATTAGAGTGACCTGATTCTGATTTTCTGCATCAAAAAAGCACCCATCAGGCGTTGTGCGTCTGACAGGTGCTCATATCGTGCAGAGTATGGAAAACAACCGATACTTGGATGATTTTATTCAACCATCACTGCACTATGATTTGCACAAACAGACAACACAAAACAGCCGAAGAGATTCCAATTGCTCCACAGCTTTTGCAATTTATTCTGTTTGTTCATCATAGCAGCAAACATCGTGCAATTTTCCTTTCATCAAAATTCAGTGTCTCAATTATACAATATGTAAAAGCCAAAGTCAAGGCTTTTCGTAAAAATAATGGCAGGCCCGCGCTCATTGTTTGACCGGTCTCCAAGCAGCAATCCGCGCTATTGCATTCGAGAACGGTATGCCCTCACACGAACACAACTCGCTTAAAGCCTCAGCCATCCGGGACTCATAGTCAGCCAAAGCCAGGTCGATGGGCACCTTGATTTCAGCAGAGCCATTCGTTGTTTCCAGAACGGGAGTCCTCGTGCTTTTCCTTTTGACGCTCCAGTTGTTTGCCAGCAAGTAGTCGTACAGTGCATACGGATTAACTGCGCTTATACCTTCGCTCGATGACAGTATCGTATATGCCCGCTTGTATTTTCTGGTTCTTTCCAAGTCCCTTTCAGTTGGAGTGTGAGGGAGCCTGGTTAAGTCCATATTGCTGCGCAGGTCCGAGAGCTTTACTTTGGCAGCAATAGAATTTTGCTGAATATGCCAAAGATATTCAGCATACGATATACCCTTGCTATGGGTCAACGCACTCACAGCGTCAGCAACCTCTTTTGGAAACCCCGTTCTGATGTCTTCTATTGTGACGGACGTATCTTCGACCGTATCATGCAGAAATGCCACAGCCTCGGCTATTGGGTCACCTTTTACGCCTTCTGCTACAACCGTAACGTGCGCTTTGAAGTAGTCCTTCCCCGCCTTGTCTTTTTGCCCGGCATGAGCCTTAACAGCCCAAGCTCTGGCTTTGGCAACCATCTCAATGTCAGACTGCTTCCACTCTAAAGGAATCGTAATGTTCACTTGTACGCTTGATTTTTTTGCCAACTATATCACCTCATACATATATTATGTATGTATTCTGTGCCGTCAGTCAAACTGCTCAACGAATATTTTACAAAAAATCAAAAAGAGCCATTCATCCCACAGGCAAGCCTGCAGGTTTTCTGGCTCTCAATTATAACCCTATTGGATATAGCAATCTGTTGCCTTGTGTTGCTCACAAAAACAAAAAAGCCGGGAAGCCCCGGCAAACATGGCGGCCAGAGTGGGATTCGAACCCACGGACGTTTGCGGCGTCGCTGGTTTTCAAGACCAGTTCCTTAAACTACTCGGACATCTGACCACAAAAGGATGGGGCGGGACCGAAATCCCGCCCCACAGCAAGGAGAAAAAACTATCGATTACCGTTAGTTAGAGGATGGCAAATTAGTGGATGCCCAGGGAAGCGGCATAAGCAGCTTCACGAGCGGCAACCTGTGCCTGCAGAGCAGCGATGGAAGCGGCATAAGCGGCTTCACGCTTTTCAGCAGCAGCCTGAGCTTCAGAGGTAGAAGCGTACTGGGGCTCGTTGCCAGCCAGAGTGCCAGCATAGCCCTTGACGCCATCAGCGCCCTTAACAGTCAGGACTTCATGACCACAATGGTCACAGACGTAAACGTTACCCTTGCGGGTCCAGTTGTGATAGCCACAGCTGGTGCAGACGGTGTACTCATTGCCCCAGGTGCCATTGGCAATAGCGGCGGCAATTTCACCGTGCTCAGAAACCTCAACGTTCTTGCGAGGAGCGGTCGGAGTAGTGGTGGTAGTGCCGCTGTCGCCGGTATTGTCGCCCTTGTTGTCGCCCTTATCGTCGGGGTTGGTGACATCGCCCTTGTCATCGCCCTTGTTGTCATCCTTGCCGTC